ACTGCATCGTTTGCATCATCATCAATAAGTGCATCATTTGCCACATCAGCATTATCTAGTTCATTCGCTACAACTTCTATAAGTAGTTCTTTTGCTTCTACCGCTTCTTTTGTAGGAAATAGTATAATAACTGCTTCGGTATCTTCAAATACAATAACATTTACAAAAGGAAATGGTACAACGTTTCCTATTACGGTTGCAACTGGTTCTGCAACATCTGCATTTCCATTTACAGGTTCAGCTATAATAACTGGTTCATTGACAGTAACAGGATCATTAAATGTTACGACTGGCATTACAGGATCTTTGTTAGGAACAGCTTCATTTGCAACTAGTGCATTAAGTAGCTCTTTTGCTACAACTTCTATAAGTTCATCATTTGCTGCTTCAGCTTCATTTGCAATAAGTTCATCGAGAGCAATAAGTAGTTCATTTGCATCTACTGCATCATTTGTTAATACATTAAATCAAAATGTACTAATAACAGGTTCAACAACAATTGCATCTACTACAGCAGGAGCAAGTGAAAATACTTTAACTTTAGGACCATCTCCAGCAGGAGGAACTGGAGAAGGTGGTCAATTAGGATTAAATGCACAAGGTGGTACATACACATCAGCTTCTTTTATTGATAACTATCAGAATCAAATTAGAATATTAAGAGGGTCAAATGCCGGTAGTGATGGATTAGTGGCCTCATGGAATTTGCACACTAAACAAATGCAATTGCCAGCTTATACTGCGGCTTCTTCGTTCGTTGGAACAGCAGCTGCTAATTTAGCAGTAGACTCAGGCGGTAATGTAATAACAGTATCTACAACTGGAGGATCTGTTTTTCCATATACTGGAAATGCAGTTATAACTGGATCTTTAACAGTAACTCAACCAATTTATGTTCCTATAAATGGAGCAATGTACTTTCAAGGCGGTGATGATGCTGCACTTTATGATATTAACATAGTAAATACTATGGGTATATATGGCGTACAAGATATCACAAGGGGAGCCATAAAATTAGGAAGTGATGGTCCTACATTACATGGTTCAGGCAGTAGACTAGGAATAGGCACAATAACACCAACGTCAGCTTCTTTGACTGTTGATGGAAATGTTTGGGCTAATTCATTTACTGGATCATTACTTGGAACAGCATCATGGGCAACTAACGTTGTAAATAATGGCGTAACTTCTGTTGCAACTGCTGGTACTGTATCAGGTATTACTTTAACAGGCGGTACTATTACAAGTACTGGTACAATTACATTAGGTGGTTCAATTTCAGGATTAACAACATCAAATTTATCTGCGACTGCTGGTATTACTAATGGACAATTAGCAAATAGTAGTCTAATGATAGGATCTACTAGTATTGCATTAGGAGCAACAGCATCTTCAATAACTGGATTAACATCTGTAACATCAACAGCATTTACTGGCTCATTATTAGGCACAGCATCTTTTGCAACTAGCGCTTTATCTAGCTCCTTTGCTACAACTTCAATTAGTTCATCTTTTGCATCTACAGCTTCATTTGTCGCTAATGATATAATAACAGCATCTGTATCTTCAAATACGATAACTTTTACAAAAGGTAATGGTACTACTTTTCCTATTACAGTAGCAACAGGTTCAGCAATTCCAGCATTTCCATTTACCGGATCTGCAATAATTACTGGATCATTGACAGTAACAGGATCATTAAATGTCACAACTGGTATTACTGGCTCATTATTAGGAACTGCCTCATATTCTTTAGCTACAAACCCAGCAGGATCAGATTTTGAATTACAATTTAAATCAGGAAGTGTTCTTGGAGCAAATAGTAGTTTTGCTATAGTAACAGGGCTATACCCAAGACTTAGAATAAACAGTACAAATAATAGTGGAGTACAATTATTAGAATCATCTTCGCCTAAATGGAGTATAGCAAGTTATGGTGGAGGTATATTTACATTTTATAATGATGCTATAAACCAAGAAGCTTTAGGTATAACAGCAGCTAATATTGCTAAGTTTGGAAGTAGGCTATTAGTAGCAGGAGGATCAGATGATGCTACTAATGCTTTACAAGTAAATGGATCTGCTAAAATAACAACAGTTGCAGTTATTGGTGCTTCAGCAGCAGCAGCATCAGCTGCATTAGATGTTACTAGTACAACTAGAGGATTCTTAAAACCAAGATTAACTACTACCCAAAAGAATGCTATTTCATCTCCGGCTACCGGTTTAGAAGTATTTGATACTACTATCGTAGCTCCGGGTTTTTATAATGGTTCTGCTTGGTTATCTAATGTAAATACATCTGGATTAACATCTAATTTTTTATCTAGAGCAAATTCATCAACTGGATTAGTAAATAGTATAATACAAGATAATGGATCATTAGTAAGCATAAGTGGTAGTTTAACAGTAACAGGTTCATTAATTGCTACATCTTTTACTGGCAGTCTATTAGGAACAGCATCTTTTGCAACTAGCGCATTAAGTAGTTCATTTGCTACAACTGCTTCTTTTGCATTAAATGGAATAAGCGGATTAACATCTAATTATATACCTAAAGCTGATTCTGCTACAACATTAGGAGATAGTGGAATGCAAGATGATAGTACTAATATTATAATAGATAGAACTACTATTTGGCAAGGAAAAGCCTCAATGGGCGCTCTTACTCCACCAGTTGGAGGAGCAGTATCATATGTTTCAGAAACTGATTTATTAGCATACACTGGCGGTCAATGGACTGGTGAAGTTATAAGCGGTACAGCAGGTGCTAATATAACAGTTGGGCAATTATGCTATATGAATACCGCTGGAAGATGGAGAGCAGCAAATGCTGATAATTTAGCTGAATCATCAACATTATTAGGTATATGTTTACTATCAGCATCAGGTCTTGGTTCAACTTTTATGTTATTAAAAGGATTTGTAGAAACAACTTATTCATTAGGAGGAACGCCAGGAGAGCCTCTATATATTGAACCAGGTTCAGGAGCTGGTAATGGATATGTAACTCCAACAGTACCAACAGTAACAGGTCAGTTTGTAAGAATAATAGGACACACTCATAATAGCACTACAATAAGATTTAATCCAGATAATATTTGGGTAGAACTATAAAATTAAATAAATATGAAAATAGCAGGAGTACCAATATCAGGCGGAGGAGGCGGCGGAGCAACTATAACTAAAATAACTAATCAAACATTAGCATCAGGTAGTTGGACAACATCTGGAAGTTATTCTATTTATAGTTTTTCAAATGCTAGTATATCTAGTACAAGTAGAGTAGATTTTACACCATATAATGAAAGTGTAAATGATGCAGTAATAGCTGAACTTTTACCACAAGTAACAACTGCGAATGAATCATGTACTCTTTTTGCTTCATTTCCGCCTGAAAATAATATAATTGGTGATATCACAATATTTACACCCGCTTAATTAAAAAAAAATGACAGTTAGATTGCCACTAACCACTTTATCAATTAGAAAACCAAATCCAACAGCTTGGGTAAGACCTTCTGATTGGCCTACTATTACAGATAATGCTGATCAATTTAATGCGCTTGTTGCTGATACAGGAGATGCTACTTATACAATATCTTATGTTCTCACTGGTACAGGAACTACTACAATTAGTTGGGGTGATGGAACTTCAACCACTATTTCTGGAACGAGTACATCTACTGTTACTAAAACATATACACCAGGAACAGGTACTCCATGTAGTAGAGGATATACTACGTTTGCTATTAGAATAACTAAAGATCCTGGTATTACTATTAATTCAATAAGATTTATTGGTACAGCTGCTACATTTCAAAATGCATTTACAAATCTTGGAGTTTTAGAAGTTTATTATGGCAATAATATTCAAACAGCAAATCCAGAACAATTCTTTTCCTCAGGACAAGGTACTGGTGCAACAGCATCGTTTGTAATGCTAGAATATGCTAAATTGCCATCTACTATAAGTTGGACAAGCATGAATCACATGTTTTTTGGATGCACAAATTTAGCTAGAGTAATAATGCCATCATCAGCATCTAGTTTGCAAACAATGACACAATCTTTTGCAGCGTGTGTAAGTTTAAGAAGCATATCTTTTCCTTCAAACGCAATCAACATTACAAATATGCAAAGCACATTTGCAAATTGCAGAGAACTAACTAATATTTTATTGCCTACAACATTAAATTCATGTACAACTATGCAATCTCTTTTTGCTGGTTGTGTGTATTTACAATCTGTAACTATACCATCTATAAATAACTGCATAAATATAAACAGCTTGTTTATAAATGCATATAGTTTATTATGGGTTAGGTTTACATCTTTACCTACCCCAAGTTCTGCAAATACCGCATTAGACGCAATTAGTGCTTTTAATGGGTGTTTTTCATTGCAAAGTCTGTTTTTACCTCCAACCTGTTCTTCAAATGCTGTATACGATCTTTCATCGACATTTAACAACTGTGCTTCTTTAAGAAATATTGTATTTCCTATAAATTTTAATGCATCACTTTTGCCATTAGCATTTCAAAACTGTTATAATCTTTTTAGTGTTGTTTTTCAATCAGCAATGCCAAGTTGCACAAACCTTGCATCAGCTTTTTTAAATTGTTTTCAATTACAAAGAATAACTCTGCCATCATCTACTTCATCTAGTGGTGTTACTATGGCAAATACTTTTCAAAATTGCTATTCTTTATCATCAATAACAATACCTACCACATACATTATTACTTCATTAACATTTACATTTAATGGTTGTTTTATAATTCAATCTATTACAATAAATTCAGCTCAAAACAGTTGCACAACATTAGTAAATGCATTTAGTAATTGTTTTAATTTAATATCTCTTACAATACCAACTAGTTTAAATGCATGTACAACTCTTGCATCTGCTTTTTCTAATTGTTTTAATTTAAAATCTATTGTACTACCTTCAACATTGAATGCTGTTACTTCTATGCAAAATGCATTTTCAAGTTGTTCTTCACTAGAATCTATTACAATGCCAACTAGCATGTCATTATGCACAAACTTTTCAAACATGGTGGCTTCATGTACTAATTTAACATCATTCACTTTCCCCGCAACAACCAGTACAGCTATAACTTCATTTAGTGGTATATTTTTTCAATGCACAAGATTGAGAACTGTTACTTTGCCTACTACAAGGACTTCCTCATTAACAACTACTGGCACAATGTTTATTCAAGCTGGACAATTAGCTACCATAAACAATACAAATCTATTAGGTTCTACGGCAGCAACTCCTAGAGTTGATTTATCAGGAATAGCAACTGATTGTCCAAAAGTAACTTCGCTTAGCTTTAGTTGCCCTATGACTAAATTTACAATGAATGGAACTATATCTGTTCAAATATCCCTTAATTCATTAAGATTTACAAATGCAAATGCTGGACAATGGACTGGTTCATCTCCACACATTAATATATCATATACATCTTTAAGTACTACTGCATTAAATACACTGTTTGCTGATATTGCAGCTCAAGGAAACGTAGTATCTAAAACAATAGATATAACGGGTACAGTAGGTGCTGCTGGATTAACTTTAGCTGATAGACAAGTACTTACTTCAAGAGGTTGGACAATAACAGGATAAAATTATAATAATATGGAAAATATAGACACATCAGGATTTTACAAACAAGCAGTAGATGGAGCATGGATGCGTGCGCCTAATTTTGTATATGGATTCAATTTTGAATTAATAAAAGAAAACAAAGACACTTATACATACCCAGTAGATGGATGGACGTGGTATGATGAAAATATTGAAATATATAATTTAATACATAATCCAAAAGAAACAGAAGAAGATTTAGAGTCTACAGAATAAAATTAAACACTTAAATAAAAAACAATGATTTTAAAATTCACGAATAAACAAATTTTCTTTGTAGTAGAATCAATCTGGCAAGATTTAGACTACAGATTTAAATACCAATTAAATACATTGGTAACTGCTAATGATGAGAATGATTACATTCAAGATATTGAAGTATCAGTTCCTATATTAATGCAATGCTATAAAGCAATGTCAAGCGGAGCTTATGGATGTACAGTTAATATGGCAGACGTACTACTAGAAAATCTAAAAACACAATTATTAGAATTAGCTAATATTGTTGCTTATGAAGAATATCTGGCCTCTTTAGATACACCGAATCCTCTTCCAGAAGTAATACCTAATGAACAGACATTGGCATTATTAGATATAAAAAAATATAAAGAGCAAGATGAAGCATTAGAGGCTGCTAAAATATTGAATGGTAAAACTCAAATTTTACAACCTTAATAATCTATAAAACTTTTCGTATATTTATTATAAAATCGTTATGGAAGAACAACAAAAAATTACACAAGAAGAATTATCAAGAGTTCACTCAATTAGACAAGATGCACTAGAAATCGCATCAAAACTAGGAGAATTAGAATTTCAAAAAATATCTATTCAAATTCTTATAGACGAGCAAAAGAAAGAAATTATTGCCCTAAAAGCAAAAGAAGAAGAGGTTTTTGAAGATATTAAATCCAAATATGGAAATGTTACGATAAATATAGAAACAGGAGAGATTTCGTAAGAAATACATGATATTTATTAGTAGAAAAAACAACAACTTAAATGGCTGAAACACTTATAAGCCCTGGCGTATTCGCTATAGAAAACGATCAGAGTCAAATAACACAAGGACCGGTAACTGCCGGCGCTGCAATTATAGGACCTACAGTATTAGGACCTGTGAACATTCCTACACTTGTAACTTCGTATTCACAGTATAAAGCCTTATTCGGAGCTGCATTCAACTCTGGTGGTTTTACTTATGAATACTTGACTAGTATGGCTGCTCTTGGATATTTCCAACAAGGCGGTACATCTTTACTAGTAACAAGAGTAGCTTCTGGATCTTATACTCCAGCAACTGCAAGTATTGCCTCAACTAGAACTTTAGCAGATGGTGGCACTGCAACTACAGCATTTAACTTTACTGTACTAGCAACACCAGGTAGTGGATCATTCAATATTAATGGTACAACTTTCGTAGTATCTGGATCATCTACATCTATTCCAACTAACACTGCAACTACTGTCTTCGTTCCAACAGGATCTAGCACAGCAGTTACAATGGGTAACTTTACAGCATCTATAAATGCATCAGCATCTGCATATGGATATGCAGTAACAGCATCAGCCTTTGCAACAACAACAATGACTATCTCATCTTCTATAAAAGGAACGATGGGTAACTATGCATATATTACTTCAGGTAGTACAACAACATTCTTAACAGGTGGTACTGACGTAGCATCTTTTGTTATTGAATCGTTATCAGTAGGTACTATAATGGATGATTCAGCTGGAGCATTTAGCGTACCGCTTGGTGCAACAGTAGAAGGTGCATTGCCTTCTGGATCAACTGCTAATATCAGATATGAAATTACAAATTCAGATAGTGGCTCTGGTTTATTTAACATTATCGTTCGTCGCGGTGATGACTACGTAAACAGTCCTACAATACTAGAAACATGGAACGGTCTTTCATTAGATCCTACTCAAAACAACTACGTTTCTTTTGTAATTGGTGATCAAACAACAACGACTGTATTAGATCCATCTACTGGTAATTACTACTTACAAACAGTAGGAGACTATCCAAATAATAGTAAATATATCAGAGTAAAATCTGTAGCTCAACCTACACCAAACTACTTTACTTCATTTGGTACACCAAAACCAGAATTTACAGGATCTTTACCAATGATCGGTTCTGGATCTGCTAATGGAGCATTTGGTGGATCAACTGGAGCAATCTGGGGATCTTTTGGAGTTCAACCATTGAATATGTTTACTGATATTCCAACAATTGCATCTGTAAGTGGAGTACCTGATTCAAACGTACAAGGTTTATATGCATCAGATTATAACATTGCAATAAACATATTAGCAAACAAAGACGCATACGATTTTAACGTTGTATACGCTCCCGGTATTACCTCACAGAATGCTTCATCTCAAATCAATTCTTTGATAACTCTAGCGCAAAATAGAGGAGATAATATAGCAGTAGTTGATATGGTTGGATACGGTCAAAATATAGGTCAGGTGACGCTAGCAGCTACTTCTTTTGATAGCTCATACGCTGCAACATACTGGCCATGGGTACAGGTAAGATCAACAGAGACTGGAAAACTTCACTTTGTTCCTGCTTCTACAATGGTACCTGCTGTTTACGAATATAATGATCAAATCTCTGCTGAATGGTTCGCACCAGCTGGTTTTACAAGAGGTGGAATGAGTACAGTTATACAACCAGAAAGAAAACTTTCAGTTGATGACAGAAATACTCTTTACTCTAGAAAAATAAATCCAATCGCTACATTCCCAGGAGTTGGTACAGTAATCTATGGTCAAAAGACTTTACAGCAAAAAGCATCAGCTCTTGATAGAGTAAATGTAAGAAGATTGTTGATCTCATTAAAGAGATACATTACTCAAGTTGCTGATAACTTAGTATTTGAACCTAATACACAAGTAACAAGAAACAAATTCTTAAACTCTGTAAATCCATATTTATCAACAGTACAACAGCGTCAAGGTCTTTACAGCTTCTCAGTTGTAATGGATGACACAAATAACACGCCAGAAGTAGTTGATAGAAATGAATTAGTTGGATCTATATACTTACAACCAACACGTACAGCGGAATTTATTTACTTAACATTTAATATACTTCCAACTGGCGGTGTAACATTTGAATAATACAAACTATGAATAGAGATACCATTATAAGAATCGCGAGACCTACAGCCCTTTACGAATCAGTAAAGGGTAAGGTATTGAATGAAGAAATTAATATTCCAGATCCAAAAGTTAATGACGAGTATGAAACAAAAACCGGCGTTCGCTTTACAATAACAAACGTTGATAATGATTATGTAACGCTTGTTGTACGTGGTATGGTTAGAAAAATGAAAATAGATCTATTTAAAAAGTATACAAAAGAAGGTTATCATAAGCCAGTAAATCTATCAACTATACCAGTAAATGAAGCTAAGAAACCATCTGCTGGTATGACTAAGAAAGAAAAATCTGCAGTTGTTAAAAAAGCAAAAGCTGGTAAAGATATTGGTAAAAAAGGTAAAGGATTCGCTGCCGTAGAAAAAAAGGCAAAAGAATCTGGTGCTGAAAATCCAAAAGCAGTAGCTGCCGCAGCAATGTGGAAAAGTCAAGCTGCAACTAAAGAAGGAATTAAAGATATCTTTACTAAAAAAGGCGCTACAAAACAAAAAGGTAAAACAATTATACCTAAAGGCGATAAAAAATTGGATATGAAAGTTTTTGATGATGAAACTGCAAAAAAACCAATATATAACGCAGAAAAGAAGTAAAAAAATAACTAACAAAATAAAATTATAATAACATGCCAGGACTTTTAGATCCATCAGAAATATTTTATACCGCGTTTGAACCTACGGTATCAAACAGATTTATCATGTATGTTGACGGTATTCCTTCGTATATGATCAAAAAAGCAACAGCTCCAAGTGTAGAAATGGGAGAAATCAAATTAGACCACATCAATACTTACTTTAAAATAAAAGGTAAGGCTGAGTGGAAAGATATTGATCTTTCTTTATATAACCCAATTTCTCCTTCAGGTCAACAAGCTTGTATGGAGTGGGTACGTCTTCACCATGAATCAGTTACAGGTCGTGATGGTTACTCTGACTTCTATAAGAAAGATATCACTCTAAACATTATTGGACCAGTAGGCGATATAGTAAGTGAGTGGATTATCAAAGGTGCATTTATTAAATCATTTGCAGCTGGTAACTATGATTGGTCTACTCCAGATCCTACTGAGTTAACAATATCTTTAGGAATGGATTATTGTATTTTGAATTATTAATCCTTAATTATTAGAATATTTGCATTCTTAATTACTAACGAACTAAATCCTCCGATATTTATAATAAAGGAGGATTTTTTATGCTTAGAAGTTACTTTGAAATAATAAGAAATGCTTTATCAGAAGATAGACAAAAAAGAGAAAGCGTATATTATGAATCTCATCATATAGTTCCTGAATGTTTATTAGAGTTTGGAAAACAAAGCACTACAGTATTATTAACTGCAAGAGAACACTATAGAGTGCATAAAATATTAGCTGATTGTTTTAAAGATCATCCAATATATAAATATAAATTTTTATGGGCATTTCATAGAATGACATATAGTGGAGATCTAAAATTATCTGAAGAAGAATACGCAGTAGCTAGACAAGCTCTTATGAAATTATGGAAAAGAGAAAAATCTAAATCTCATAAAGAAAATATAGCAAAAAAATTAAAAGGTAATAAAAATGGAATAAATTGTAAAAAAGATTGGGTACCTACTGAAGAGCAAAGAAAAAATATATCAATATCAGCAACTAATTCTAAATTAGGAAAAATTGGAGAGGAGTCTAGAGCAAGTAAAGGCGTTGTAATATGCAAAAATAAAATTACTGGAGAGAAAATAGAAGCAGGTTCTGCATTGCAACTTTCTAAAAAAACAGGTATACATTATTCGGTATTTCATGAGATTCTAAATGGATCTAATTATCAAAATAATCTAAAGCCCAGAACAAAAAATAGTAAGTATTTTGAATTTATCCAAAATCATGATATTTATTATAAATCTTAAACAATGAATATAAAAGAGCTCGTACTTAGTACGAGTTTTTTTTATTTTGGTATATTTATATTATATTGAATAATAGATGAAACTACTTAATTTTTACACATCTCTAATGGAGGAAGAATCTGTGGATATTATGACAGCAGAGGAAATCGCTGATTATATATCAGGAATAACTCCTGATAGTTCTGATGTACCAGATTTTTTTATAAAACAAGTCTTAAAGTCTGAAAAGACCTTTAAACTACAAAAAATTAGTATAGAAGATTTATTAGCTAGTGATCCATCATTAGCAGAATATGTAGAATCTGGTGAAGAAAGATATGGAGATGAAGAAGAAAATGAATATCAACCTAGTCCAAATGAACTAAATAATCCTATTGTAGTATTTGATGGAGAAGTAATAGATGGATATTCAAGAGTAGCAACGCATTATCAAAATGGTGAAGATTTAATATACGGATACGTATCACAATAAAAGTAAAAACTAAAACACAGTTATATGGCAGAACAAAAATTTGTAGTACCTACAGAGGTTATCGACTTACCTTCAAAAGGTCTTATTTACGCAAAAGAGAGTCCACTTTCTAAAGGACAAATAGAAATGCAGTACATGACTGCTAGACATGAAGATATTTTAACTAATATCAACAACTTACGTAATGGAACAGCTATAGAGAAGACTCTAAAGGCTTTAATCCAATCAGATGTAAACTATGATGATCTTCTATTAGGAGACAGAAATGGTCTTCTTATTGCGGCTAGAATCTTAGCGTATGGTAAAGATTACCAGTTTAAACTTACTAATCCAGAAACAAAGGAAGAAGAAGTAGTAAATTCAGATCTTCAAACAATGGAGTATAAGAAAATTGATGAATCATTATTTAAATCAGGCAAAAATGAATTTGAATTTGAATTACCGTTTTCAAAAAACAAAGTAACTTTTAAATTACTTACTGTTGGTGATGATAAAAAAATGGATGAAGAGATCAAAGGACTTAAAAAAGCATTAGGTCAAGATGCTGGAGCGATTAGTATGAGAATGAAATACCAAATTACATCTGTAAATGGTGATTACACTGCAAAGACTATTCGTGAATTTGTTGATCAAGCCTTAATGTCAAGAGACTCTAATGCATTACGTCAATATATTAATACAGTTACTCCTGATATAGCAAATAAAGTAATTGCTACATTTAAAGATGGTCAACAAGAAGTAGTCGATCTTCCAATGAATGCATCATTTTTCTTTCCGGGAGTAGAAGACTAGTTTAATATGAGTCTTGAAAAAAACAACATCAGGTCTACAGAACCGTACTCATATCTGTTTCCAGGTCCAGAGTATAGAGCAATCTTTATGACTGAAGTTTTTGAATTGACATATCATGGTAATGGTGGGTTTAGTTGGCATGACGCCTGGAACATGCCAATTTCTCATCGAAAATTTAGTCTAAGAAAGATTAATGAGTTTTTAGGAAAAGTCGAAGAACAGCGTAATGCGCAGCAACAGACGATTACTGAGAAAACAGATATGTCTAAATTTAAAGTGCCAGATGAAGTAAAACAGGCAATGCAGAAGACGCCGGATTTTGTTTCTAAAGCAAAACCAAAAAAGTAAATATGTCTGATATTTATTCACATACAGTGTAGACTATGGCTGATCAAAATTTAGATCCAAAAGATTTAAGATCTTTAGGAAAAGATGTACTTAGTACTTGGGGGGATTTTAATGATCTCCTTAAAGATTCTATAAGAGATATATCAAAAATTACTAATTCATATAATGCGACTATTTCTAAAATAGAAGGCATGAATAAAGGTATGATAAATACTAAAAAAATTCAAAATGAATTAGAAAAAGCCAATACAAAAGAAATTGAAGCTAAAAAGAAATTAGCGGATATTGAAAAAAGAATGTCTGATGAAGATAAAGCAAATGCTAATGCATTTATGACTCATCAAAAAAATGTACAATCACAAATAGAAAATTTAAATAAAATTTTACAAACTGGTACACAGGCAGAAATAGATCAACAAGAACAAATTTTAAGAGGATATGAGGCTTCTTTAGATTTTAGTAAAGCTTCTTTGAGAGCAACATCAATGGCTTATGTACTACAACAACAGTCAACCGCTGAAGCAGAAAAATTAAAAAATGAGGTTCAGGAAAGATTAACTAATGAAAAAGATATTGAAAAAACTATAGGTAAAACAGGAAAAGCTATAGGGTTTTTATCAGATAAATTTGGAATATTTGGAAATTTATATAGTAAAATTGTAGAAGAAGGAAGAGAAGACAATAAACAGACAGTAAATAAAGTAAAAATAATAGGAGGACTAGTAGGATTATTAAAATCAGTAGGAAGTCTAATAAAAGGCGTAGGATCTAGTCTTATTTCTGGTATTAATCCATTTATTAAATCTTTAAGCAGCGGTGAAGGTACTATATCTGGTTTAACTAGAGGACTATCATCAATGGTTGGAAAACTTCCAGTGATTGGAGGATTTTTATCAGGAATCGTAGATACTTTTTCATCAATAGCCGATTTAGCACTAGGAATTAATGATACCGTTATAAAAACAGGTAGAAATTTAAATTTAAATAGTCAACAAGCTATAGCGTTAAATAGACATTTTCAAGATGTATCTAGAACAAATGGCGATATTTTTATTACTTCTAAAAAACTATTAGAATCTCAAGCAGAATTAGGAAATGAACTTGAAATTAATAATATTTTAACAGATGAACAATTAGCTGCTAATATTAAACTTAAAGATTTAGCAGGACTAGAAGCTAGTACAAGAGCCAATATTGTTGAGAATTCTATAATCAGTGGAAAAACATCAGAAGGTTTAGTAAAATCAGTATTTGCTCAAGTTACTGGATTACAAAAACTTACAGGAATTAGTTTTAATTATAAGACTATTCTAAAAGAAGCAAATGCTCTTGGTGGATATCTAGGATTATCATTTTCTAAATACCCAGAAAAAATAAGTAAAGCACTTGTAACTACCAAAGCATTAGGATTAAATCTTAAAGAGGTAGATTCATTAGCCAGTTCTTTTTTAGATTTTGAATCAAGCATTTCAAAGGAGTTTGAAGCTCAATTATTAACTGGAAAAGATATTAACTTACAGACTGCTAGACAGCTGTTTTTAAATAATGATCTTGCGGGAGCTGCAGCTGAAATAAATAAACAAGTTGGATCTTCTTCAGAGTTTTTAGGTATGAATAGAATTGCAGCAGAATCACTTGCTGAAAGTTTTGGTATGTCTCGAGACTCTATGGCGGAGATGCTTAAAAAACAAGAATTTTTATCTAGATTAGGAGCAAAAGACACAGATAATGCAAGAGAACAACTTAGATTAGGATTAGAAAAATATCATAATCAAAAAGCACTATCTGCAGCAATTGGGGAAGAAGCATATCAAAACTTATTAAATGCATCTAGTCAAGAGAAAATTGCAGCACTTGTAGATAAGATAAAAAATTCATTAATAGATCTTATAGAACGTTCTGGGTTATTAGATAAGTTGACTAAATTTATTGATGGATTGTCTGATCCTAAAACTTTAAATTCTATTATAGGAAAAATACAATCATTTTTTTCCGGAGCAGTGGTATTTTTTGGTGATATATTAGCAGGAATAACAGACTTTGCAGCCTTTTTTGCTAAATTTACTGGTAATGAAGATAAGTGGCGAAATTATTCAAAAAGTATTAGAGCAGGAGCTGCATCAGCAGCACAAAGCATAAATTCAGTTGGTCTTAATATGCAAGAAAGCGTTAATCAAAAAGCTCTATTAGAAAATTATAATACTAAGCAGACTACCGCAAGTAATACTGGAAATCAATCTAATAATAATCAGAATCAACAGCCAATAAATATTACTATCTCTCCAAAATATGATGGACAGCACACAGCAGTAGCCGCTAATACTAACAACCAATCTTCTGCAGGTTTAGATAATACTGGTACAACAATTTTTGCGCCAATGAATATAGGGAACTCTGGACAAACCGTTTAATAATAAAACTATTTAAATAATGCCACTAGTAAATTTGAAAACCGTATATAAATCTGGTAGTTGGACCCAAGATGGCGGTGTACCACATACTGATTATTCTCCAAATCAAGTACCAGGTAGCATGGGATTAAGATACAATACTGTGTCTACGTCTAATCAATTTGCTTTTTATAAAAATAATATAAATAATATTGGATTAGATCAAATTAAATCTGTTAAAAATAATGGGTACGGTTTAGCTAATCTAAAAACAGACTATAAAACATTAAAGTTTGGCAATGATCAGCCTAATGGTGGATCATCTGGCCAACCTTTTATCACTTCAAATCAATTTGGAGTAATTACTACACCAGAAGGTAATATTTTTGTAAATGGAGGTAATGATTATAGATCACTATTTAATGATTGGCCTGTTAGAGGTGGAACATATCCTTCAAATGAAATTGACTATAGAAGAATTAATGCTTTTTTAAAAACAGCAAAAGGACAACAATTCATAGATAAGCAAAAAACATTGCAGTTTATGAATCCTAAAATAGAGACAGCGCCTAGTTTTCTAGATGCCGGAACAAATAGTGTTATACCTGGACTTATTGAAAATACAAGAGTCTATAGTGAAAAAAATACATTAAATCAAGTAGCAATTCAAGGTAATGGTTTTCATTTACCTAGAGTAGGAATACCTGGAATTGGTATTTTCCAAGAATTCTATGCTAATACAGTCGGTTTACAAAATCTAAGTAATTCTAGTACATTAAATAGACTTGAATTATTGAGAAAAATAAAAATTAGTGGATTACAAAATAGTGGATTATCTACTATTAATAGCATTGCCAATATAGCACTTGCTAAAAAACTAGGTATAGCTTTAAATCCATTTGCTATGTTTAACTATCCAGGTGGCCCCACGTCATCAGATAGACAACGAAATACAATAATCGGCAGATACACTGATACAACATTAGTTAGCTCAGATACAGCTATGGTATATGCCCAGTTAGCTAAACAAACACCTTTTCAAGGAAATCCTATATATCGTATTAAAGATTTTAGAAGCGCAATCCCTGCATATAACAATAATTCATCTGGGTCTTTAAGATGGACACAATCAAAATCTCAACAATTTAGAATAGGACTACAAGATCCTGGTGTAATACAACAAGGATTACCACACGGAAAACCTACAGATTATACTGTAAGAGTTGCATCAGACGCTCTTAATATGCTAATGCCTAAAATTCAAAATAGAATAGCTGATGATCCATGGTTAGAATTAGGGTATAAAGATTCTATAAAATTAGGATTTGAATGTTTAAGTAATGATAATACAACAAAATCAACAGCTTTACTATTTAGAGCTTTATTATCTAATGGATTTACTGATAATAATGCAGCAGTATTAACTCCTTTTAGATATATGGGCCGTGGAGAAGAATTTTTTACGTATCAAGGGTTTACAAGAGATATATCATTTTCATTTAAAATTGCAGCATTATCAAGAGATGAATTAAAACCACTTTATAATAAACTAAACTATCTTATTTCTCAAGTATATCCAGACTATTCTAGTAATTCTAGCATAATGAGAGCGCCCATAGTAAGAGTTACTTTAGGGGATTATTTATATAGAGTACCTGGTTTTTTACAAAGCGTAAATGTAACAGTAGATAATTCAACTAGCTGGGAGATTAATCTAGAAGAAAGCGATGATGTTCAAGAATTGCCGCATGTATTAGAAGTGGGTATATCATTTAAACCAATACATGATATTTTACCTCAAAGATCTGCATATAAAGAGATCATTAGAAAAGGAACAACTACTGATGATAGTATTCAACCAATTAATCAAGTAAGTAGATTAATTGGAAATTCTGAAAATAATTTTATATCTCCTAGTATTGGATTAGAAGCTATTCCAACTTTACGTCCTGCTAGATTTAATTTTGCGCCACCTGCGCCGCCACCTCCTGAACCATTAATAATACCCGAATAATTTTAATATGGTCTAATGGATCTTAACTTCAATAATAAAAACTAATGAATAATAGATATCAAAATATACAAACGCTTTTAAGTGATCCTGATAATGTAAGATCACAAAAGCTCTATGCAAATTCTATATATCCAGATATACCATTATCTAATAATGATAGCTATGTTATAACAGTTTTAGGAGATAGATTAGACCTACTAGCATTAGATTTTTATGGAGATATTGGATATTGGTGGATTATCGCATCTGCAAATTCATTACCTGGAGATAGTCTATTTCCACCACCCGGAATACAATTAAGATTACCAGCAGATTTACAAACAATATTAAATAGTTATAATCGAACAAATATAGTAAGATAAGTTATGTCACCAACAGAACAATTAAATCAAATTTGCAATATAGCAGGATATCCCATGTATTCATGGGCCATAGCTCAATTACAAAAAAGAAGTGAAATTTTATCAAATCCAAATCGTAATGAAGATCAAATAAATTATCTTGGTAATAAAGGTGCATGGATTAGAGTCATATCATCAGTCAATTTAGAAGAATCGTTTATTAGGTATTTTAAAAATGAATATAGTATAGATGGAAATGAGACTACCTTAGCTAAAAATTTTATATTATTTGGTGGAACTTCTACATATGCATCTGGACTAAGATATGGTATTAACCAAGGTCCTACTTACACTTCTGGAGGTTCTTATGGTCTACTTGGAAGTAAAGAAGTAAAAGAGTATGGATATCGCCCAATGCCAGGAATTACAGCAATGACTATAGAATCAACTGGTAGAATGGGATCTCTTAGACAGGCTACTGTTAACTTTAGAGTCTCAGATAAAATGCAGCTTGATGTTATGGATGCATTATATTTTAGACCTGGTTTTACATTATTAATAGAATATGGACATGCTAAGTATATAAATAATAAAGGAGAATTAAAATCAACAGAAGAGTTGATGATAGATAATCCTTTTGAAACAACAGATAAAGAAAATATTGGTATAAAAATATCAAGAAACATACAAAAATCTGCTGGTAATTATGGAGGACTGCTATCAATAATAACTAGTTTTAACTTTTCAATGACGCCAGATGGCGGATATGATTGTGTTTTAAAAACTGTAGCGCTTGGCGGTGTAATGGGTAATTATCCAATTAATAAATTAGAGTCTTTACCGGCAATCTATATTAAACAATTAAAAGCTTTTTTAGATAAGCAAAGAAAAGAAAAAGAAGCGGCTGAAAGAGCAGCTGTTGAAGCGGCCGCAAAAGAAGAATTAGGAAAATTACCAAAATCTACTAACGATAATTGGGCTGATTTAAAAATAACCGATCCACTATCTAATTTAATTTATAATATAAACCC